GGAGAGCCGCAGCTGCTGTGACTGTGGTAAGCGACCCGGTAGTCGAATAAGTACAGGCCGATAGGTTGACGTCTGACGAGGCCTGCAAGAAAAGCTGCAGATTCGCTGCTGTCATGGCTGCTGTCGGACCAACTACTACCTTGTTTCCAGAGGCTGGGGCATTTACAAAGGTGATGGTGGTACCGTTGATGCTTAAGGTATCAGCTGCTACACCACCTGAGAGAGTACCACCTGATGGGGTGAGGGTCAGATGAGTTGATGTCTTCGAGAAGACGATCGAGTTGCCAGCTGTTCCAAAAGCACGAGCAGTGATAAACGTAGCAATGCCAATGGTGTTATAGGTGCAGGCAGCCAGACCAGCGTCAGCCGAGGCTTGCGCAAACGCCTGGAAGTTCGCTGCCGTTGTCGCTGTATCCACACCGATCTGCACCTGGTTACCGATTGGGGTACCTGAGACGAAGGTCACCGTGGTACCATTGATGTCTACGGTATCGCCAGCGGTTGGCAGCGTATCGAATGAGATCTCACCGGAAGCTTGAACACCGTATGATGGGTTGGTGTCCAGGGACACTGTGCCGCTTGCAAAGGCGCCTGCACCAGTTGTAGCGCTTGACACCACGAAGTTTGAGCCGTTCCAGGCACACGTGCCATGGGAGCCTAAGGCTGCGGCAATCACTGAGGCCACCCCGTTAAGGTTGGTCTGAGCCGAGAAATCCAAGGCTGTAAGATTGCGAGCAACCCCGTCGATCGTGAAATCGACACCGCCGTTTGAAACAGCGTTCCAAGCTGCAATAGCTGCTTGACCAGGAGACAAGATCCCCCCAGAGACGAAGCCAGCCGTATTTGCATTAGCCCAACGGCCAATCTTGAGTTGCTGAGGCTGAGGCGATTGACCGAACCAAAGCACAGCAGCGTAGTACTCAGGAGCTGTGGTGCCGAAGTCAGCTGCGACATCAGCCAGGGTCGAGTAGGTACGAACGCGCTCAAGCACGTTGATCACGTTTGAGGTGCCGAGCACCAAGAGAGTTGATAAGTCCTGTGACTGCGCAGCTAAGGGAGTGAGGACAACATCAACATTGATAAGACGCGAGACTGGTAGGTTATTGCTGGTCATGGAATGCCCCTTACTGCGTTACGTTGATAGGAACTGCATATAGTTCGTTGTACAGTATGCCGTTAAATGATGCTATATTCAAAACTGGGTAAGATCTCAGGATCAAGCGCCTCATTGTCATTGGCATGTCAACCCTGTTGTACCACTTATCTTTTACTATGGAAGGGACTGCTACGGCCCTTCCGGTATCCACCAACCCCATCGCGTTCTGCGTGAAGATTGTTCGATTCTGTTCGATCTGCAAGCCATCACGAAGCAGTGCCATGTAGTAGCTGGCACGAGGCCCATAAAATGAAAGCGTGATTCGAACTGTCTCATGCCGCTTCAAGTTTGACACCCCACTCGAATCATGCTGCTCAACCGCGTACGTATCTGGGTCCCACTCCGCAATCTTAAAGGCGAACCAATCAACATCTGCCTCCGGCAGGTCTGGTGGTTCTTCCTGCCAACTGGGTCGAACCAAGGTTCCTGAGATACCAGTCAATCCGACAAAAATCTGTTGCAGAAAGTCCTCAAAGTCCTGCCCCTCTAACGGAGCTGGGCTTGCTGCTGGCAGTAAAAAGCCGCCGGTAGCTGAGGTGTTCGACATTACCACTCCCTGCAAACAAAGTTATCCGCAAGAGTACCGAGGATATTGATCGCTTGTGAGGTCAGTGGGTACCCAGCTGGCGGGAAGGACGCCCCAGCAGGAATCATCACTGAGCCACTTCCTGCTGATACTGCTGCTGAAGCCGCCGCACCTAGTTCGTTTATATACATTGGGTTGGTGCCACGATTCTGAACAAACCAGCCCGAGCGAGTAGGGTTTACTGCTAGCAATGCTTGCGAGCCAGAACCAGTGATTGAACCAGAATGGTCAACTACTGTCTCTTGGCTGGCTGCTATCACTGTCGTGAGCAGACCTTGACCATCAATCACCTGTAATAACATTATTGTGCTCCAATCAAGCCAGACTGGCTGGCATCTGAATAATCAACCTTGCCGACATAAGGAGCAGGGGTCAAGATTGCACCATCCATGTTCTCCATCGACCCGATGATGGCTTGCATAAATCCCAGTCCGAACTGAGGATAAGGATCTAACTGCTTGATCACGCAATCACTTCCTAGCCAGACAATCACGTCTGGCTGATAACCAGTCGTAGGGCCTCGAAGCTTGAAGTTCGTCACCACCACGAAGTTACGTCCCATGCGTTGCTCTTCGGGTAAGCGCTCCAGGTCATTCCGACCGGCCGATGTCACAACACCAACGACACCAGGAATCATCTTTACCGTTTGCACGCTACGCCCCTTCGAGTTAACGGTCTCCTGCCGGCGCTTCACTGTGAAGGTGGTAGCCAGCATCGGGTCAACCACGGTGTCGGTCATATCGATGAAGGCCATTATTTGCTCTCCTTCTTTCTGACCACATAGGTGATGCTATTGCGGAGCTGACCAGTATCGATCAGTGGAACATTTCCTGTGCGGCCACGTCTCAACCTGGCTGCGATGGTGCCTTCCTTTAAGGCAGGCGGCACTCCAGCGTTGATGGTGTCTTTCACTGAGTTTGAAGCTACCATGCCAGCTGCGTGGAGGATTCTATCAATTCTTTCTTCCTCTCCATCCAAGGCAGCTTTGCCAGCCTGCATCATGTACTTTGCCACCTTAGGCTCGGCTGAACGAATCCCTGGCATCAAAAAAGGGCGAGCTGGGATGTTAGCTTCAGGGGCGCCGTTCTCATGGATGTAACCTAAGGCTGCATTGGTGATGGGCCCCTGGCCTTGCTTGCGATCAGCATTTTCCTCAGGGATGCCAACTAGCACATCATGAATAGGCAAAGCATTCAGCGCCTTGACGAGGTCGCCGAAGTTGTCCTTGAGGATTTTGAGTCCGGATTTCATGTTCCGAAGTTCGTAAAGCCAGGAGTGCAATCTGGACCAGGCCAGGCACCGGCGGAGGATAAAGGAGGAACACAACCATTGGCACCGATCTGGACTGGACCAGCACCTGCCATGCGGGCCAGCTTGATGAAACGAGTTCCGTAGGTAGTCAGGTTCCAGTGGCCAGCATCTTGCTCTAGCCCGGCATTAGTATCATAGTTCACACTGGCCTTATCGACGCTTTTCGCACTGATAGGACCAGCTGAGATGCCAGGAGGGGAACCGGAGGCGGCAGCTGCTTGAGCTTGAGCTTCGATGGCCAAGTTGTGAGCAATGAATAACTCAGTTCCTACATCAATGAGGTTGCCCCAGCGAGTTGCGTTAAGCAGCAAGCCAGCTAGGTTAGCGTAGTAGGTGAATCCCGAAAGCGGATACTTTGCCACTGAGGCAAACTCGGGATAGTTTTGGCGAAATGAGGCAACAGTCACTGCCATTTTTAGTTACCTCATTCATCGTTAGTTGGACAAGCCCAGAACTTTCGGTTGCGGGCATTCAGTTCGGCGGTTGTCACTACAGCAGGAAGACAGTAAACCTCATCGGCATCTTTGCTGCTCTTTCCAGCATTGCTCATCGCAATAGCAACCGCTTGATCTGGTTTGTGGCCAGCATTCTCAAGCTCCGCAATATTCTGCGAGATTGCTTCTTTCGATGAGCCTTGTTCTAAGGGCATGGTCGTCTCTTAATCCGCGTTGAAGATCGTGACGCCATTGGCTTTGGTATACCAGTGGTTGGCTATTTCAGGATCCATCTTTTGGACACCTGGTGCAAACTTCAAGATCTTGCCGTTCCCGACAGTGAGCTGAAAGCGCTTCGGCACCACCACAGTTAGCTGCTCAGTAGCTGCTGCTTCAATGACTGGTGCCTTGCCTTCAGCGTCATCCTTTGTCTGAGTGACATCATCAGCACTAGCGGCTGAATCAGGTTGCTGATTTTGATCAGCCTCAGGTTGCTTGGATTTATTGGAAGGTTTAGCAGTAGCCATGATCAATTCTCTTTTAGGTTAGGATTCAGCATAAGGGAGCTCCCCACTAGAGAGCTCCCTTAGCACAACAACTACCGGATTAAATACCGTCGAAGTAGCCGATCGTTTCTGGATACACGACCTCAACTGCGCCCAAGCGGCCGAAGTAGGTAGTCTTGTGATAGATCGAATCGTACTGGATCGGAGTGCGTTGCAGCGGTGTCAATGGGAAGCGAACACGGTCTTTGTCTTTGGTATAGACGACCATGCGGTCGACGGTACCCAAGGTGCCGATGGTGCCACTTACACCTGCGCCGACACACCATTTGCTTGGCAGGATTTCCAGCTTGCGGCCAGTTGAGGTTGTCAAGATGTTGTTCTCTTGAACGTACTTCAAGACGGACATGTTACCAGCCATTT